ATCTATGAGGCATTTGCAGGATGACACCATTGCCAGTGACTCCAGACTCAAATCTGCAGCTCGTCCTTCGAAGAAGACGGTCTGGGAAGCACTCCCCAATGATTATCCTGAGCAGCTGCTAGCCTTGAAGCCAATTGCTGTAGTTAGGAAGAGTACCAAGAATGAAGCCAACCATAAACCACGTCCTCTTATGGCCTTGGATGATAATAGTACCATAGTCGCATCATATAGTTCAGTACACCTAGAAAAATATATGGTATATGGAGGTATGCGTGCTAAGCAATCACCGGCTGATGTAGCCGAATGGGTGGCGTCGTCTTTCCGCATGGCTCCGGGCAACATCTGGTTCTCTCTAGATTTCTCTGATTACAACACAGAGCAAATGCAGCAGGAGCTGGTCAATATTAATAGAAGCCTGGCAGCAGCATGGCAGACTAGCTGCGTAGATGTAAAGGTGAAGCGTGACAAAGTTAGAGCTGCAATCTGGGTGGCCAAATCACATACTAATACTTGGGTTAAAGGACCAACAGGGACATCAGAATATCTTAAAGATTCCGTTTACAGAATGATGGGTACATTATGCTCAGGCCATCGCGACACAGCACGAGACAATACTTTCAACCATGCCGTGTATTCAGAGATGGTATCAGATGAAATGACCAGCGTAGATAATGGGGTACGTCCAATTGAGTCCAATTATACTGGTGATGATGAGGATTCTAAAATGAAGGATTTCATCTCTCTAGCACACTATTATCTGGGCCATGTACTCTCTGAATTCAATTTGAAGCCTGATAAGCAGTTGGCTGGTGGTGAACATGAGTACCTGCAGCGATCTGCACGCCCAGGAAAGCTGCCCTCCCGCCCTTTGTTTGCAGCTCTGGCTATGATTGCTTCAGGTAACTGGTTCCAGGATGTGCACATATGGTATGATTCAGTGATCAGCAGTGTCTCGGACAATGTTTGGGAATTGCATAATCGAGGTCTTTCCATCAATTGGGCTCGACGATTGGCAGCCACCACAATTTCAGCTATGATGCGCGTGAAAACTAGCGATCGCAAAAGTGAACTGGTTACCTACAAAAAATTAGAGTGGTGGCAATATAGGCATGGTTCTAATGCTCACGCATTGTGGTATGGCCTACCGGGCAAGAGCAAACCTATGCTTAGCATAGAAGCCAAACCATTGCCTATAGGTACTGCGCCACGTGTGGGTACTGAAGCATGGGTAGCAACACGCGAAGCTCGCACTGGTATCCACCTCTCTGAGATGGGTCGGATGCGGTATGTTGACTATTGCCTAAAGCAATCATATGCTCCGTTGTATGAATTCGAACGTGCCAAAGCACACTCTGATTATGCTCTACTTGCTTGGCCCGACCGAGAATCTGAAATACCATGGGCCTCTTTCTCAGCTGTCACCGTCCCAGATGTCCAAGAAGATCTGGTGCTAAGCTGGACCACCTGGGCCAAAACTGATCGGCGCCCCAGTACTATGGATGAGGTGCTATCGCGTATAGGGGTAGATTCATCTTTCGTCGAAGCGGCCGGAGGATTATTAGCCATGATGCAAATGATGCCACCTAAAGAGATGGCAAAGATGGAGATGCCAGTCAATGCACGTGCAATGCCTCTTCAATTCAAGAGATTGGACGGTGCCCTTTTGAGCTGGCTATCATTTGCTTTCGCTACACAGGTGGGTCCTTTGCAACATCGAGACTACCGTATAACTCAACTGTGGAGTGCTGAGAACGCAACAGCCATGAAGAATCTATCTGATTATTCTATCAAACCGGTGATCAAAATCTTCTTGGCTGCCAATGCCTCAGGGAAGTC